AAGCTAGAGAAAATACAGATGGATATAGAGTTGGTCTACCATCAAGACCGAGAACATAGGAGTAGAAAATGGCAACAGCAAATGCAGCAACCACCTTTTTAGAAAATAGACTTTTAAGTTTTATTTTTAAAAATAATGCCGCATCGTTTAGTTCACCAGGTGATAGCATTTATGTTGGACTAGCAACGGCAGTATCTAATTTTAATGATTCAACTGGAGAGTCTGGAGACCCTGCCATAACAGAGGCTACGTTTACAAATTATGCAAGACAACAAGTTGCAGCTTCTGCATGGACATTGACAGCAGAATCCGCTGATACACAAACTTGCAAAAACACCAACAATATTGAATTTCCAGCATCTGGTGGCACAAATAATACAATCACTCATGTTTTTATAACAACAGCAGCCAGTGCCAGTTTAGATGTTGTGGGATCTGGTGGTAATGTATTATTTATAGGTGCGTTAGATGCAAGTAAGGCAATAGCAAGTGGTGATATATTTAGAATAAACGCAACCAACTTAACCATAGAGCTTAAATAATGGCATTAGTATTAAACGATAGAGTAAAAGAAACCACAACTACAACTGGCACGGGTACATTTACTTTAGCTGGAGCCGTCACTGGTTTTGAAACTTTTGGCACTGGCGTTGGTAATTCTAATACAACATATTATGCAGTAACATTACCAGGCACGGCAGAGTTTGAAGTTGGTTTAGGTACATTAAGTAGTGATTCTAGCACTATAGCTAGAACCACAGTTATTAGCAGTTCAAATAGTGATAATGCAGTAAACTTTAGTGCTGGCACCAAAACAATATTTTGCACATTACCTGCATCAAAGACTGTGTTTTTAGATGCTAGTGGCAATGCGACCTTGGGTGCAGATTTATCTGTAGGTGATGATCTTACTGTAGAGGGTGGCGTTATTGAGCTTAAAAATACTGGTGCACAATCAGAGTTAAGAATGTATTGTGAAAGCTCTAATGCTCACTATGCAGCTTTAAAAGCACCTGCCCACTCTGACTTTGCAGGCAATACAACATTAACTTTGCCTGCTACAACAGATGTTATTGTAGGTAGAGCCACCACAGATACATTAACAAATAAAACATTAACTACTCCTACTATTACAACACCAGTTGTAAATGCTGGAGTACAACTAAAGAATGGTGCAACGAGTGCAGGTTTTGCAGAGTTTTTTGAAGACAGTGATAATGGTACAAACAAAGTAACTTTAATAGGACCAGCTTCCACGGCAGATGTTACTGTTACATTACCTGCCTCTGCTGGTACTGTAGCCTTAACATCTGATGTTCCGAGTTCTGGTATATCAAATGGTAATGTAGCAACCTTCACATCTGGAGTTGCAGATAACGATTTTCTAAGAGTTGATGGCACATCTGTTGAAGGTAGATCTGCAAGTGAGGTTCTGTCTGATATAGGGGGTCAAGCATCTTTAACATTTGGCATATCAAACACAAATGCAGTTAAGATAGATAGTGCAAGTGTGGCAGATGATGAGTTTGCAAGATTTACTGCAAATGGATTAGAGAGTAGAAGTGCATCAGAAGTTAGATCAGATATAGGGTTAGGTACAGCAGCAACACTCGCAGTTGGCATATCAAATACAAATGTAGCACAATTTGGATCTGGAGTGGCTGATAATGACTTCTTACGAGTTGATGGAACAACAATAGAAGGTAGAAGTGCAAGTGAACTTGCTAGTGATATTGGTGCTGCAACAACGGCAGATATAATAAGTTTATCGATAGCGTTAGGATAATGATATGGCAAATACATTTAAGTTAGCAAGTAAAGCAGGAGTAACAAGTGCAGATGTAATCTACACAGTAGCTAGTAGCACAACAACCATTGTCTTAGGCTTGATGATAGGTAACACAACAACAAGTCAAATTACAGTTACAGTAAGTTTAGTTTCAGATACTGCAAACAGAACAAATGCTAATGACGAAGTCAACCAAACAGTAGAGCTTGTAACCAATGCACCCATACCAGCAGGTTCATCGTTAGAACTTTTAGCAGGCAACAAAGTTGTAATGGAGGCTACAGATAATATAACAGTAACAGCTACTGGTGCGGCAGATGTTGCTTTATCTATATTGGAGATCACCTAATGCCTTTTATTGGTAATGACATATCAAGAGCTTTTGAAAGTATGCCAACAAGACAAGAGTTCAGTGGCGATGGCAGTACAACAACATTTAATTTAAATCAAACTGTAAGCTCACCACAAGAAATTGTAGTTAGCGTTGATGGTGTGGTTCAAGAGCCAACTGGAGCTTACACAGTGCCAGATGGAACAACTTTAACATTTTCTTCTGCACCAAGTAATAACTCTGGTAATAATATATTCGTTATGTTTTTTGGCAGAACATTTGGAACAGTAACACCCGCAGCAGAAAACAAAGGCAACTTTAAAGGTGGTGGTTTATTTAGAACAAATGCACAATCTTTGACATCAAATATAACAATACTTGCAACCGAAAATGCAAACGTCACAGGACCTCTTACAATAACAAGTGGTGTAACATTGACAGTAGAATCAGGTGGAAGGCTCGTAACAATATGAGTACAATCAAAGTAGATACAGTACAAAGCACAGGTGGTAGCACAGTAGCACTTACTGGTATAATGACTGCTAAATATTTTGTTCATTATGTTCAAGGAACTCCTGCTGTTAATAAAAGTCTTAACAGTAGTTCTGTAACAGATGCTTCAACAGGACATTTTACTTTGAATTACACGAGTGCTTTTGATGATGCGAACTATGGTTTAAATAGTGGTTTGGGTCAAAATACAGATGATGCAGATTCAGATAGAGGTGGACACTCTATTGGATTTGAAAATGGTGGAACAGTTAATACAACTTCTGCACAGTTAAATTATTTATATGGTGCAAGTCAAGGTTCTGCATCTATTGATAATGATACTATTTCATTCCACACTTTGTACGGAGACCTAGCATGAGTACCTTGAAGACAAACACCTTAACAGGTACAACTTCAGCAGGTAGCATTCTTGTTACAGGAGAGGGTGGTTCTACCACAACCAATTTACAACAAGGGTTAGCTAAAGCATGGATAAGTTTTAATGGTGGTGTGTCAACACCTGTAGCAATAGATAGTTTTGGTACAAGCACCTTGACAGACAATGGAACTGGAGATTACTCACAAACTTTAACTAATGCTATGGGTAATGCAAATTATGTTCATTCTGGTTCAGCAGGAGTAAATGATGGAAGTGGTAGTGCAATTTCACTTAGAAACTATGGATATAATACAGCAAGAACACAATCAACAACTGTTTACAACATCAACAACTCATATGACAACAACAATGCAATAAATTCATACAATGTTTCAATCGTACACGGAGACCTAGCATAATGGCAAACGGAACAATAGCATTTGATACATTAACAACATCTGATTCAGTTAAAACAGGTACAGAAAAGTCTATTGATACAAGTTATATTTTTAACTCTATTCCTAAACAATGGTCAAACTATGCAGGTAGTGGCACAACCTTTCGTGATTCCTTTAACTCTTCAAGTGCCACAGATAATGGAACAGGGCAATATACAATTACGCTTACTAACGCTATGAGTACAGATGATAATGCTTATCTTTACACAAATAATGGCAATCAAACTAATGAAGTTCAAGCATTTACAACAGGTGGGGAAAGACAGTTAGCAAATATAAGGGCACAAGCAACGAGTTCTTATGGAGTTCAACCTATTGGAGATGGTGGGGCACAACAAGATTGTGCTTTAAACTGTTCAACTGTATTAGGAGATTTAGCATGACAATAAAAACACCAGAGTTTCAAGGCACACATTTATGGGATAGATTGTGTTGGGCAAAAGAAAACTTAGAAGCTAAACAATCAGATTATCGCATTGTATGGCAAGACCCAGACAAACCAGAAGAATGTTCTAAAGTAACTGTGCCAGATCCCAACTGGTTGGCTTGTGCATTACAAGGTGGTATACTGCCACCAGTAGAAGTTTATTGGGCATTAGCAGAAGATGAAGCAAAACCAGATTTTAAAAAACATACAAGAGGATATTTACTTCATAACACAAAACCAGTAGATGCAATGACAGAGGAACAAGCAATAGAATATTTAATTATGAAAGACATACCACAAAGAGTGTGGAGAGAATATCAAAAAGCTAATAGACCAAGATTAGTAATTTGTAAAAAGGATCAGCTACCAAGCACAAGAGAATGGCGTAACGCTTGGAAGATTGATGAAAATGTAGTAAATTTAGAAGAAGTAGCATAAGGAGTAAAAAATGCCGACAACAAATATAGTAGATAAAAATGGTGTTACTGTAGACGCTTCTACAGTTACTGTGCCATCTGATAGACACTTTAGAAATGCTTGGGTCGTGGACTCAGACAAGAAGGTCATATCAGAAGACATGACTGAGGCTAAGAAAATCTTTCAAGATAAGATTAGAGAAGTTAGAAAGCCTCTGCTTGAAGCAGAAGACGTTGTATACATGAAAGCATTAGAAGCAGATGATGCAAGTGCAAAAACTGCAAGTGTAAATAAAAAGAAAGCACTGAGAGATGCACCAGCAGCTAAAGCTATATCTGATGCAGACACAATCGCAAAGCTAAAAGCAGCATGGGATACATCTGTATTAGGCGATAGTCCATACGCATAAGGAGTAGTAATGGCTTTAACTAAAGTTCTTGATGGTGGCACTAATTTTACAGGTGCTACTTCTTCAATGAAATTGTTACTTAATGCAACAATATCTAGTGCAGTTTCAGAGTACGATATTAGTTCAACTTATATAAACTCTACTTACAATACATATAGAATAATAGCTAATTTAGTACCTGCTACAGACGGACCTGATTTATATAGTAGATTTTTTGTAGGAGGATCTGTGCATACTGGTTCAGATTATGGGTATGAGGGAATTCCTATGGATGGAGGAGGAACATTTTCAGCAGATTCGGCTGCTTTTATGAGACACAATAGATATGCAATAGGAAGTGATAGTGGTGAAGCTATATCAATGGAGGGTACGTTAATGTCTATTAATTCTACTTCAATACCTGCTAGTTTTGTAGGTTTTTCTCATTATAATTATACAAGTGCATTGCCAAGTGGAAATCCTTGGACTTGTGGTTTTAAAGCGTCAAATGCTAGTGATGTTGTGAATGGATTAAGATTATATTTTAGTAGTGGAAACATAGAGTCTGGAAATGTTCAAGTGTATGGGATTGTAGAATAATGGCAAATAGATATAGAATGGTGGACAATGAATTAGTGCAACTTACTGATGCAGAAAAAAAAACAAGACAAGCAGAGGAAGCATCTAATGAAAAAGCCATAACAGAAAGGAAAAAAGCAGAAGAAACTAAAGCAACAAAAAAAGCATCTGCAATAACTAAACTTAAAGCACTTGGTTTAGATGATGATGAAATTAGTGCGTTGATAGGTGTATAAATGCCATATATAGGAAGATCAGAAAATTTTGGAGTAAGAAGTAGGTTTCAATATCAAGCTACAGCAAGTCAAACGAGTTTCAGTGGATCAGACGCTAATTCTCTATCTCTAAGTTATAATGATTCAAGGTACATGGATGTATATCAAAATGGTGTATTGCTTGTGCCGGGAACAGACTATGCCGCAACTACTGGCACAACAGTGGTTTTAGTTACTGGAGCAAGTGCAAATGATATTGTAGAAATGGTTGTCTATGATGTTTTCACAGTTGCAAACTCTTATACAAAGAACGAATCAGATACGAGGTATCCTTTCAAGGGAAACAATAGTATAATCAGATTAAATGGTCAGACTATTAGTGCAGACATAACCATAGACTCAGATGAGAATGGTGTAAGTGCTGGACCTATAACACAATCAGCGACAGTTACTGTTAATGGTTATTGGAGTATCGTATGACAAGTCAACTCAATGTAGATACCATTGTAGATAAAGCAGGTAGTGGTGGCACGAATGTTAAGGTAGGTAATACCTCAACCTATGTATCTGATGGTGGTGCAAAAACACAAAATACTGTTCAAAGTTTAGTTAAATTATGGGCATGTTGGGTAGGAACAGGAACTCCTGCTTATCAAGATAGTTTTAATGCTTCATCTCTAACAGATTCAGGTACTGGAGATTACGCAGTTGTTAATACAAATAATTTTGCATCAACAAATTATTCTGTCACGAATACTCTTCAACACACAACAAGTAATTCTGACTGTGATGCTCCTGCATCTCAAACTGATGGTGGACTTACTACTTCAACAAGATGTTTAGCTTTTAATGGTGGAGGTTTGGTAGATGTGGTCTACTATAATACGCAGATGGCAGGAGATTTAGCATAATGGCTAGTGAACTTAAAGTAGATAAATTTACAGGTGTAACCACAGCAGGTTCTATTGATGTTACAGGTGAAGGCAATAGTACAACAACTAATCTGCAACAAGGATTGGCGAAGGCATGGGTTAACTTTGATGGAACTGCTAGTGGAGCGGCAGCTAGAGATGGATTTAATAATGCTTCAATGACAGATGGTGGTACTGGCATTTATACAGTAACAATAACAAATGCTATGAATAGCACAAACAGCATGGTCGTTTCAGGATTGTGTACTGATGATG